TCTAGGCAGGTTGCATATGTTAATTAGAGCCACTCTAATCGCTAATCCCGATATGAACTTCTCCATACCACTACACATCTCTAAAGCCCATTCCTGGTCTTCGTAAACGATTCTAGCGTTAATGTTCTTTCCATCAGTATCCATTGATATTGAGAAGTCTACTACTTGCCCTAATATATTATTCACTTCATTTTCAATTGCTGGAAGTGCTTTAGATATTAACTCATAAGGTACACCATCTTTCTTAACTGCATCTAAGTAGAATGTATATAATTGGTTTTTACTTTCCAATTCTTTTACTTCTTCCATCTTAGCTACCATATTATCAATGTACGTTTTTGTTGCACCTACCTCTGACATTAATTTCAACATAAGTTTGTTTACATCGGATATTTGCTTTTCAACTCCTTGCTTTAATCTACGAACATTTTGAATTTGAATATCTAATGCTTCGTTTCGTATAATAGTTCCTTCGTTTTCAAAATATCTATTAATATCAGCGGATACAGTTTCTTTTTGATGTTGTAATAATTCAACCTTAGTATCGCAAGTTTTAATATCAGTATCTAAACGTTCTGTTACTACTATTAATCTTTTGTGTTCATCAGTCCATTGTTTCCATTGACGGAATTGGTCTTCAACTCCAGCTAAATCTCCCAATTGGTTTATAAGAGCACCATGTAAAATGTTTAGGATTTCTAATTGATTACCCTGTTGTTCTAATTTAGTTTCGGTTTCCTTTGCATCCTTTACGAATACATTGTTCATACAAAAGTTACAATTAGGGTCATACTCATGCTCTGCTAAATGTGATAACTTCTCTTTGTTATGTTCAATAGCACTTTCTAATAATTCAATCTGATGTAAGGTATCTCTAATTTGTCCTTTAACTAAATTCAATTGTATTTGTGCTTCACCAATATCAGTTCCGTTTATAGTAACTTTAGAATCAACCATTTCTTTGGCTTCTCTAACTAACTCTTTGGATTCCGTATGTTTTATTGTTTTATCAGATTTACTATCACCCCAAGTCTTCAAATCATCAACAATCTTTTGTGCTTTTGCGTTTAGAGAATTAATATCTAAGTTACCTTGAATTGGAACGATTTGTTGAGATAGTGTTACGATTTGTTCTTCCATCTCACCCTTACGAGTTTCTAATTCTAACTTCTCCGAATCTAAACTATCATACTCCTCTCTCTTTGAATTCAAGTCGTTTTCTTTTTGGGCTAATTCCGAAGTGAAGTCGGTTCTTCTGAAATTTCTGATAAGTGCATTCACATCTTTGATATCGTTGGTAGCAGTATCATACAGCTTATCAAATATATCAAGTCCCATAAACTGAGCCATCAAGTCTTTCCTTTCGGATTGTGATTTATCAATGAATAGGGCGTTGTTAGCTTGTAGTGAAAGGGCAGTCATAATGAAATCCTCATATCTTCCCACATAGGTTTCAATGTTTTGGTTGGTATCCCTTCTCTCCGTTCCGTTAAGTGATTCCCTACCACTATCTCCCTCTCTCCAAAAATCAACATCCACTTTTACGTTCTTTCCCTTATTAATTGTTCTTCCTTCTCTACGAATACCATATACAACTCCATCTACGGAGAATTCTAATTGACAATGAAAATCAGATTTACGATTGTTCATAATAGCAGATGCTTTGTAAGCTCTACTACACTTATCGAATAGGCAAAATGAGATTGCATCAAATAGGGATGATTTACCCTGTGCATTTGGTGCGAATAATCCCATCAATCCAGTTACCTTATCGAAGTTGATTACGTTTCTCTCTCCGTATGAGAACATATTACTGAAATCAAACTTAATTGGTTTCCAGCTTATGTTTCTTTGTAGTTCTGATGGTTGTATTCTACTATTAATGTCACGATTTATTTTCTCTATTCCAGCTAAGTCCTCCTTTGTCACAAATGGCATCATACGTTCAATATACTCACCTATTAAAGAGTTTTGATGGTTTATATCAGCTATACTATCTACTTCCAACCTTGCTTCTCTATCGTTGGTTTTCTTCTTATTGAATGTATCCGTTCTTATGATTGTAAAGTCCTCCACACCATACTTTGCCGTAATATCAGCCATCATTCTCTTAGTATCTGCGGTATCCGTATTAGTTATCCTCACTCTTAAACGAGGGTATAAGGGCATATCAGTTACATCCGGCACAATACCGCCATCAACATCCAAAGTGTAATAACCATAATCGTTTTGGATATCAACTTCCTCATAGGTCATTGTATCCAAATCCCAAACTAAGAATCCGTGCTTATCTAATGTCTCACCGAAGTTTTGTTGTACCAAAGAGCCGGCATATACCACCTTACATCCGCTTGGTGATATCATCTCTTGTCTTTTATGTATATCTCCTAAGAGGGCTAAATCATATCCATCAAATATTTCAGTTGTGAAGTGTCTACTACTAACCACATACCCTACATCGGTTGTAGAGTTATCAACAGGCCCGTGGAATAAAGCAATCTTTTTGTTTCCAAATAGAGTATCAGCTTTAGGCCAATTATCTTTGTTATCAAATATACTAAATACTGCAAAATCAACATCTCCGATTCCGTAAACTTGTGTATCTTTTAAATACGTTAGGTTTGGTAACTTCAATGCATCAACGATTGGAGTAAGTACATCTAATCTATCCGAATTGTTCATATTACAATCGTGATTACCAGCGATTACAATAGTAGGACATAGTTTGTTACATTCCGTAAACAACCAGCTAATCTCACTTACCAATTCAGGACTCATTTCCAATTTAGCGTGAGCTATATCTCCAGCTAAGTAGATAATAGAATCTTCCGTTCCTCTCTTTTTGATTTCTTCAAACATTGAGTAAAATACTTCTCTAAACTCTTTGTGTCTTTTGATATTACGAATGTGTATATCCGCAATGTGATAAATTCTCTTTAACCTCATATATTATTTAGTTTGGATAGAACTAAGTCATCCCATCCAGTTTGTTTTGCTCCCTTTAGGAGTTCGTTCACTTTTTTAAATCCCATTTCACCAGCATCCTTATCAGTTGGTATAATGTTACGAACTTTAATTCCGTTCTTTAAAAAGTAATCAGTATGTTTAGTTGAATCTGCAATAGCATCTGAATCTAACATAATAGTTACTTCTTTAACTCCTTTCTCTATAATCTTATTCTTTAATTTACTTAATAAGAACTTACCAAGCAAAGGAATACAATTTCTTTTAATTGAGAATGAATCAAATACGCCCTCACATAAAATAATGGGTTCATTCCAATTGATTTGATTATCAAACACAATTACATCTCTATTAACCGGCGGATTCTTATACTTCATTCGTTCCTCTTTATAATATGAACGAGCTACAAAGTAATTTAAGTCACCATTCTCATCATACGAAGGTACAATGATTCTACCAAAGTATAATCCATCAGAACAATATCCAATGTTATATTTAACGATATCAGCTTGAGTAATACCTCTTTCTTTAAGGTAGTTAATAGCTTGATTGTATTCAGGTTGGAATCCATTTGGTTTGAAGTGTAATTGTTTGAATTCTGATGGTAATTGTAATTTAGCTACATACTCATCTTTCTCAACTAATGTATAATCATCCTCACCATAGATATCTTTCAATCTATTTAGGTCTCTTATATCTACATTGAGTTTGCGAAGGAGGGATTGAATACTCCTACCCTTAGAATCGCATACCCAACAGTGCCATCTTTGAGTATCTAAGTTTACTTGAAGTTTCTTTTTGTGGTGATTACAAAATGGACAATGGTGAGCCTGTTCATTACCCTTTAAGGATGAACCTACACCCAATGTGGTGTCTAAAATGTTAATGACCGTTAGTTTATTCTTCCCAAATAGCATATTATGTATATTCTATACAAATATACAACTTTTTTGGGAATTATCCAAATTAATGATTGGAATTCTTTACATCATAAAGGAAATCAGCTAAAAACTGCATTTTTGCTGCAATTGGTGCTTTTGGTTGGTTTGCTTCCAACATTCCTTTAAGGTCTATTAGGGATGCAGCTGCTATTTGAAGTGCATCATCTTTTGCGTTTAAATAAGCTTCGGAAATTCCGTACTTATGTGCGATTTCAGGTATTGTCATAACTATTGATTTAGTATATCCCTACGGAAGAACTTTCCCATAAGGTTTTCGTTTATTGCTTGTTCATTGGCTAGTACATCGTAATGAAACTGCCATTTAATTTCGTAATATGATAAGGATTTTTTTGAAAAGCAAAACTGAATTATTTCTCTTTCAAAATATTCAGCGTTTCCAGCTTTTACTTCTGATTTAATCCATTCGTTTGATGAATAGTATTTCTCCCAATCTGATGCTTTCTTTACAACTCTTTTACGAGTCTTTCCCTTAAGGGGTTTCAATCTTCTGGTTTGGGATAAAGATTTTTTCCCTATATAGAATCTATTAGTTCTAGTATCAACTATCTTATAGACAAACCCAACCGCACCTTCCGGTGTGTTTTCCTCTGTAACAATATTTCCATTAAATTTCCAACTCATTGATTATTTCTTAATGTAATCAGAATACTTTCTTTGGTTTAATTTACCACCTCTAGCTTTAAGAAGTTTCTTTTCATCTTTAGCTAAATCCAAACCACCATCTGGTTCAATTGGTGTTTTATCCGTACCCTTAGTATCTATTTTACCTGTTTTAGGTCCAGTAGTTCCGTATAATTCTAGTATGCTAGCCATTTTATTTTATTTTGTTTACTAATATAAATATAACACTATGTGTCAAAACGAATAATAAAGTTTACCGGATAGTCAGGTAAAGATTTAATTGGTTGTGGTAATTTAGCTACTGCAACCATATTTAATTCATTATCATACAATCCAATTGTTGTAATCATTGGTGCTAAAAATGAACCAGTTTGGTCTAAAGAACTACTTGCTTCATATTGAAGAAATGCAGGCTTTACCCATTTAATACCAGCATCATAAAAAGATGATGTTACCAAATCTCCAATTTTTTTAGAACCAGGTCTTTGCATTATATGAGTATAAACCCTGCCACCATCTTCATATACAGCGGATGGATTTTGTGAATAGTTAAACTCACCATCTAATACTGGGATGAATATTTCATTTTCAAATATTGTTTTTATTGAACGAAAGTTTAAAGTAAATTGAGATAATACAGAACCACTAACTATATCTTTTGCTACCACTATCAATCCTCTATCATAAAATACGTTTCCTTTAATATTGCTACCAGAATCAATAAGATTTGAATATCCATCATCTGTATATGTTCTTCCTAATTGTTTATCTTCCAATGAAACAGTACCAACTTTTATTCCCTCACCATAATATATTTGTGGAATAGAAAATACAGCAATATTATTTTCTAATATTCTTTCATTTGTAGATGCATATGAAATTCGTCTACCAACTTCTGTTATAATAGATGCAGTTGATGCGTTTGTATAAAATTGAGATTTTATAGATGCATATATTACTTTTTTGTTATAACTATGACTCTTAGCATCATTATCAATATCAACTAATGTATTAACACCATTTGTACCAAATATTGGATATATATCATTTTCATCTAATGTCCATTCTTTATAGACCTTCATAGGTCTAGTAATTACATCAGATTTTGGAATTTCTTTAATCATTTAATCTTCCGATTTGTATATAAATATTGGTTAAATGAAAAACCCCCAATGAAGGGGGTTCTCTTTATTATGTTTCTAATTAATTTAGAATGATAATTTAACTTTGATTAAAACTTCCTTATCAAAAGATTTAACAATTGGTTGTGAAGTCTTAGCTATTGCAACTAATTCGTTTGAATCGTTTAATAAACCTACAGTTGTAATGTAAGTTTGAGGGTCAGTATTAAATGAAGTTTCACTAAATGTACCATCTGCATTTAAATATGTTGGATTATTAGAATAATTAAATTCTCTATTTGTTGCTCTTACAAAGAAATGTTGTGTAGATACATTTTCAGTTCTTCTTGCTTCAAAATCACCACCTTTCTTAATTGCGTAGTATAATAATTTATGATTGTATGCATCATGTGTTGTTGCAATTCCACCCTGTAAACTACCAGTATTTATGAATCCAACTTCACCAACATTACCAACTACGTTTCCTATTGCTTTAGCGTTAAGAACAATAATACCTCTATCAGGATAGAATGCTCCAAATCCTTCGCCTGTTGCTGAATATCCTGTTTTTAAATCAGTTGCCGTATCTGCAGTATGTTTAATTGTTGCTTCAGATTGCGTTCCTAAATTTAATGAACCAGAAACTACCTTAAATACATTACCACTCAATCCCAAAGTATCACCAAATTTCTTACCACTATTATCAATAAATGTAAATACACCATTAGAACCAGAAACTTTTAATGACCAGTTACCAGCATCCATTTTCTCTCTATATCTATTTCTAGCTACATTAATAAAATAAACTCCGTTTGCATCAGTTGCAATTACAGAACTATTATCAAATTGAAATTTTGCCAACGTTGGGTCTAATAACATTGATTTATATTGAGCGTATGTTGCTTTAGTTGGTAACAATGCGTTATCATCCAAATCTAGTCTAACAGAACCGCTACCATCAACATGCCCATATGCTACAGCGAATTGAATTTGTTCATTATCTGAAAGAGCTGGGTCAAGATCTAATACATTATAATAATATTTTCCACTAGCTACCGTTGTCTGAGATGATGCTGTATAGAATGCAGTTAATGAACCAGAATCATTACTCCATAATCCAGTTGTTACCACTTCTATTTTTGCATTTACTTTATCAAATTCACCAAATCTTTTATAAAGACCAGTACCAGTAGTTCCAGTAGTTGCAATTTGCTGAGTAGCTGGAAGTGCTGAATTTAATAATTGTACTATTGCATTTGAATCAATTGTACCAGTATTAGCTAATGCTGCAATTTGGGAAGTTATATTTGGGTTTGTTATTTGTGCCATTTTCTTATATCTATTTTATTTTATACCGCTTGTTTATATGTTATGATTACAGGTATAGTTTGAGAGCCACCAGTTTCATTACCAAACACAGTTATTGTTGTTGATACATCAATTGTTAAGTTTGGATTTGGTGTAAATCTAAATTCTAAACCAGTAACTACTTGCGCAGTTGTTGTAATTTCATCACCCAAGAATACATTTGTAGTAGTAGCAGATGCTGTTTTACTTACGGTCAATGTACCAGCTCTTTGGTCTGCTAATACCATTGTGTATCCACCATTTCCGTTTCCAGCAGGAGATGTTGTTGGGGTTAATCCCACACCACCTTCCAATTGAGTTGCACTTATTGATGGTACACCTAATTTAACAGTTGGGATTTGAGTTGTTCCTTTTGGTAAAGTTACTAATTTATATCTTAATACTTGAGTTTCATCAGGACTAGCTTCCGTTACAGGAATAGCTCTGATTGCTGAATCGTAATAAGCTGAACCTTTTGGATGCGCTGGTTCGTAAAGCGTATAATCAATTTCATCATCACCCAAAGCGAACTTTGTAATGTTTAAAGATTGACCAGATGCTAATTTTTGTCTTCCTTTTTTAGTAAGAATTGCATCTACTGTAATTTCTGTGTTATCTAAATATGCCATTTGATATTGTTTTTTATCTATATTCTATAAATATAACTAATTTTTATTTTCAATCTAATCAACCACAAGTATTGGTTCTCCACTACCTCTACCAGTCTTAGCCACTTTAAGTATATTAGGATTAGTAGTAAATGTTTCTACTGGGTCTAAACCATCCGGTGTAGTTGCTGCTGATTGAACAGAACCTTTCCAAAATGAACGAATCATACCCTCACCTAAATTATTTTTATACCTATAATGTGTTGGAAAATATCCATCTAATGCAGTAACTTCAACTACTTCATTACCAATAGATACACTACCACTATAAGGAAGTGTTGATACTTTGTATTTATATTTCGTAACTGATACTTTTTCGTATTTTTGGGCTTCTCCTAAAACAGCTCCATTAGTTGGCCAACCTTTTACTAATGTATTTATTTTTTGAGTATATTGTTCTTTTACTAAAAAAATACTTTTTCTACTTCCAGAAGTTGGATGATAATTTCCAAATAATGGGTCATAGTTACTAACTATACCAGTACCATGTTTAGCATATAATCCAAATCCTCTATTTGCTAAAGAATCTTTATCCATACCAATTTCAGTAAATGTAAATGAATCAGCTTCCCCAACCAAACTTGCTCCAGTAGGACATTGTATTAAACTATCATAAAAAGGAGCGGTTGATTCAAATGCAATTATTTCAGATGTATTTATTGTTGTATCATAATTTGGATTAGTTCCCTCAAATACTATTACCTCATTTGCATTAATTGTAGTTTCTTCATTACTAATATCACTTTTAAGGACTACTACTTCTTCTGCGTTTATGTATGCATCTTTTGGAATTGATTCACTTTCTAATATATAATTTTTATTAGTATCTATTGAAGTTTCAAAATCATTTCTTAAAGATTCCGGTTTAGTCCAACGAGTCTTACTTCTTTCTAAATAGTGTGGTTCAATTAATAAACCCTTAACTACATTTGTTCTAGCCGGTGCTAAATCTGATAATACCTCAAATAAAGATTTATCAATATATTTAATTAATCTTATGTATTCATAGATATCTCTATTATCCAATCTTTCAAAATAATAATGTCTTAATGTATCTAATTGAGAATATGTATCTTTATATTCATCACCAGCATCTCCAATATAATTATCAATATTAAAATCACCAAATGCTTTTAGGATATCCATATTTAACTCCTTAATTGGAGAAAAGAATAATCCTAAACGATTTGAATCTATTGGAGCTCTATCAAATGATTTTTGAGTTGCTCTAGCTTTGTAAGATAAATCTTTACCAGGCATTAAACTTGATGATTCAAATCTAATCTTATTGGAATAATTAAATCCTAAAGATGGAACGGTAGCTGTTACAGTTCTATCATATGGAATATATTGATATGGATACGCCGATGCCGAGTACATATTACTTGCAGATGCAAAGGGTTCTCCATAGTTATCACTTATAGCAACATTTTTAATTCCTATATTTTCAGTTATGGTTCTATCTTTTGGATATTCAAAATCCAATCTGAACATTAAATCACTAGTAGATGCCGTAAATGAATTACCATTGATTGCATCAGGAAATAAAGTATGGTTTTCAAATTTACTTTTTTGTAAAGGAACAGTCCAAAAACGAAACTCATCCAATTCACCAGCATATCCGTTACCACCCACTACTAAATTTGGAGTTGAACCTGTCCATTGAGAATCATTATATAACATAGACATACTAACCGAAGTTATAATTCTATGTCCATCTGATGTACCCAACCAAACCTCATACCAAGAAGATGAATCAGGATTATTGTGTCTATTGATTGCTATGTTTGAGTAATGTTCATTTGAAAGTGGGAAATCTAAACTTCCTGTTTTTAAATCTGGTCCAAATACATATATTCCACTTAATTCAGGAGCTACATAAACGCTTCCAGTTTCAAAATATGTACTATTCGAATCGTTTCCACCAAAATTTAATTCTAATTTATAAAAAGAACCAGTTGTATTAACCAAATCTAAAGTAAACTCACTTCCAGATATTAATGTTGCTACAGAATCAATACTACCAGAAGGTCTTATTCTAAATTCAATACAATTTGGATAATCCAATGTTGCACCTACACTATGCCAAGGAACTATTACACTTGATTCTTTATGTAATGATATTGCCGCCGTTCTATCATCAAAAGTAAATTTTGAACTGCCACCCTTTGTTGGGTCTTGCGGTCCACCAAACTCCATTATAGTCAACATAGATTGAGGTACACCATAACAAGCCATAATAGCTTTCATAGCTCTAGCAGTACCCTTATGTTTCAATAGGTATGGTAAGTTATTTAGGATTCTTCTCCAAACTTCATCGTTTGCATCTGCTAATGGCATTCCATATTTTTGGAAACCATCTTTGTAAGTACCAAACGCATACTCCCATATTAATTCAGAATTAAATGCTCTTTTAGCATTCCAACCAAATGATTCTAATAAAGAATGAACCAAACTATTTGAGAATCCATTTAATTGCTTATGCTCTAATACTTTAGTCTTTGATAAATTATTTATATAAACCCAAAGAATATCAAAGTGTTGTCCTATCATATCTAAAAATACTAAGAAGTCATTATTGTTATAATCTTCTTTTATAAATTCGGGTATATTATTTACTAAATAGTTTGGGTTGTATTTATCATATTCTGAAGATAAATCTATTAATGTATCATACCATGCTATTGTAATTGCGTGTGTTGTTGCTCTTAATTTATAATATGGTAATCCAGTTATTGGATTTGCTTCTGCTGTTTTTGGATATGCCAAATCGTTTGTAGATGAATATAAAAATTTTTCAAATCCATCAAATCCTTTTATTAAAGAATTTATAGTATCCAATACTTTTTTAGCTTCCCCTGCTTGCGATACGCCTGCAAATTGAGCAATCTCCCATTGAATATCAAACAAACCATCTTCCGTAATAGTTTGATATCCATCTTGAGTTAATAATCCACCATCATACGCACCATATGGTGGAATAAATGTTGGTGATATTAAAGCTTCATATTTTGTTTTATAAGTTTCTATTAATTGTACTTTATAAAAAAAGTTATTTACTCTTTCTTCTACAGAACTAAAATTTGTGAAATTTGAAAATGTATAATTAGAACCACTAACATATTGTATATTTAATTTAGTAGTATCTATACCATTGCTTCCTAAAAATCTAGTTACTAAATCATTTGATGTAGTAGAACCACTAGCTATTAAATCATCATAAACTTGATAAGCAATACCATTACTTTGTTCTAATGTAAAATTAGGGCCTTTTAATGGATGACAAAACATTTCATCAATACCATTAATAGTTATTGTTTCAACTATTGGTTGTGATTGTAATTTAGAAATCCAAACTTGTTCATTTGGTTGAATTGAAGTAGGTAATGGTTCGTATAATTTTAATATCAAAGAACCTTCACTACCAACCCAAGTTGTAATTACTTTAGTATCACCATTACCAATATGTAATAAATGAGTTAAATATTTTGATGTTTCGTTTTCAAAAATTTTAGAATCAAATTGAGAAATAAATCCATCAGCGATTCTACTAATTGCAACATTTCTTGGTATTGTTAAATCTCCTTTGTCAAAACTTATATTAATAAATTCTTCTTTACCAATTATAACTTTATATCCACTTTCATTATATGGTACTAACTTTAAAGTAATATTTATTATATCATCAGTTTCGGAAACTTGAGTACCATCTAAGTTTAATAATTCTTGAAAATTTAAATTTACTACACCTGCAGCTTTTGCTCTTATAAATCTATCACTACCTACTTTATATATTTTTACATAATCTGTATTTACGGATTCATAACTTATACCAAAATCAACATTTGTTCCAACAAAATCAGGTCCTTTTAATAAAGTTGGGTATTTTATATTTCTAATATCAGGAACACCAACATACTGCTCATTATTAACATTTATTGTTAATTCAAGTTTATCACCATCACCATCAATATCAGATGGTACTAATATTAATTTATAATTTCCAATTGTAGAAAATGCTTTAGTAGGTATAATAATTATTGCATTCGTTGAGGTATCTAAATTTGAGAATACAAATGTTTGATTATTTATATAAGCAGTAATTTTTGATGTATTACTACTTTTAGTTAATCCTATTGGATAATCTGCTTTTGAATTTAAATTATATTTTCTATTTGGTTCTGTATTATTTAATTCTAATTTTGGTTTATTTATTATCTTTGTTACAAATATTTCAGAAATAATACTAATATTGTAGGTTGCATTATTTAAATCAAATGTAGCTGATACACTTTCTTCATTCGTTTTAGCATCTACATTTTTTGGTTTATATAAATCAGATTGTACATTTATAGTTTTAACTCTATAATTTTTTAAATCTGCTGATTGTATAACTGCTTTACTTCCTTCAGGAATTGCTATTTTATTATTTCCACTCTTTAATACTATTTTTTCTCCAACAGTTAATACACCTTCAGAATTTTTTATATTAGTAATTACATTAACAGATCCATCAGGACCATTTAAATCAATTACAGTAAATTTTAATAATGGTTCGTCTGGTATTATTTGTTTTTCTAGTTTAAATAAAATATTATTGGAATATTGGCTATTACTAAAAGTTTTATATGACTGTTCAAAATCATTTATATAATGCTTTATATTTATGGTATATAAAGGTTCAGCTGAATATTCTAAACTAGCGATTGGAGTATTTGGTAAGGAAGTAAAAATATTTTCATAATCCATTCCACTATTATTTCCCAATATCTGAGTTGCTGAATTGTAATTTGAATTTTTATTATAATTTGGATTTGTTACTAGTGATACTACATATCTTTCATTGGAAACATATCCATCTTTTTTTAATGTAATTGTAGTATTACCTTTTAATAATAAATCGCTAATTGCTACTGTAATTGTATTATTTGTTTTTTTAGATACCGTTTCACCATTTACAAAAATATCAGCATCTTTTATATTTGAATCTACATTTATAATATATGATTGATTGGATAATACAGTATTTGGCGTGTTTGTTAATATTACATTTCCACTACCAGCAGACGTTATACTACCACCACCACCTCCGTTTGCAAATCCTTCATCAAATATTATATCTTCTACTACTCTCATTTATTGATTTTTTATTTTTGATAATCTTGAACTAAAGGACCATCTACCTGCCCATCATTAAATCTACCAGGCATTGTTCTATTATTATTTCCACCTCCGCCACCACCTCCTCTAATATATGGTGGTGCATCATCTGGTGTTATTATTTTAATATCTATTGGTTTTTCTTCTATTGGTAATTGTTTTTTAATTTGCCTCTCCAATTCCAATTCAATATCAGTTTGTTTTAATTTTTTTGATACACCTGCACTTATAACCGGAGATGTGGTATCTACTATTGTATCAGATTCTAATGACTGAATTACGTTACCAACTGTATCCATAGATTCGTTTATACCAGAATCAAATGTTGTTGCTGTTTTAATATCTTGTTTTGACAAATAATATTCTATTGTACCAATTAAAAGTTTTTTACAAATTTCTATAATTTCAGTTTTTGATAGTTCAATTTTTGTTTTTTTATTATTTGGTTTACCATAATTTATATTTTTTAAATCAGATACTCTATTTGTAAATTCATACATTGAAGCTTCTAAAAATTTATTATGTATTGTTGTTATAAATGTATCAAAATTTTTTATTTTAAATTCACCAATCATTTTATTCAACCACTTTTCAGAATACTTTCTTTTCATAAATGAACTTATTGTAGTTGGTGTAATCGCTTCTACAAAATTAAAAGAAGAATTTATAGTATCATCTCTAAATTCACCACCTTTTATAAATAAAGAAAATCTATCTTCTAATTCTTTGTTTATATTATTTGCATCTCTTATAGGAAATAATCTAACTTCGGTTCTAGATGGTGATATTTCTGATATCCAAAGTTTATCATTAATTATCTCACTTCCAACTCTTTTATTAATAAGAGTTATTTGTGTTTTAAAATTTCCATTATTGTATCCAGCTTCTCTTAATAATCTCTCAACATCTATAAAATATTCATTTGGCAATTTATATTTTTGGAATATAGTACCTTCTGCTATTAAAAAATAATCTTTTATATTATCAGTTGTCAATGGTATATATCTAATTAATTTTCCGTCTTTTTGAGGAAGTTGATTATCATTTATATCATAAATAATAACTTCAATACAATCATTTTGTCCTAATCCAAAAAATGACTGAATATCCCCATTTTCAAATATTTTTCTATCATTTGAATTAATTCGATATCCTTTGTTATCTAATATTTCTTTGAATGTTTTTATTGCCATAATTGTAATCTATTAATATTTGTATATATGTACAGTAAAATCTTTATTTTCAGTTTTAGTTCCATCAGATACTATTATACTAAATGTAAAATCATACTCTGTTGGTTTTGAATGAGAAAAAAGTCCACCACCATGAGAACCTGCCAATCCTTTAAAGTATGATGATGGTGTTTTTAAATCAAATCGTTTAGTTTCACCTGCTTTTATTTTAATTGGTAATGAAAATCCATAATCCCAAATTGATTGAGTAACTCCTCCTGTAAATTTAATATCCACAGTTATTTCTTTATTACCAGTCAACCCAGATGATGCAATTACTTCAAAATAAGTTCTAAAGGTATTTGAATAATCATTATTAGGTGCTGCAAATATATCACCTTTTGCAGCCGAGCCATACCCACCACCAAAATCCATACCAATCATTTTTGCTGTGGTTGCTTTTGATGGGTCACCTTTATCAAATAATATACTTGCTAATTGCCCAGTTGAAACTGCTCCAGCTGCTAATGCCTGCTCCTTTGCAGATGCTGCTATTCTTAATGCACTCAACTCCTGTTGTAATGATTGATTTCTAGCATATAGAGAAACTCTCTGAATTGCTTCAGATGTTCCTTTTTGAATTGAATTTTGTAATTCAGTAATAGTACTTGATATCTTTGTTGTTAATTGTCCAGTTTGATTTTGTGATGCTGCTAAATTTAAATCTTTTAAATCCAATTGAACTTTTAAACTTTCCGATACAATTTCAACATCCTGAACCTTTGCTCTCAAATCCAAAACTGTCCTACTTAAAGTCACCACCTGTGCAGTTAAATCAATTACTGATTGAGTTGCCTCATTATATATTGGTCTTGCTACTCTATCATCGAATGGAGGTGGTGCTGGTGGTAGTAATTCAAAAATTACAGTATCAATAGATTTAACTAATTCTACTTCATTGTATTTTGGTTTTACTAATTTTCCAGAAATAACACCATCTTCATTATTAGTTTGTTCAAATGTATGGACACCAAAAGGATTTTTACTAGTAATTGCGGTTGAACCACTAATTAAAAGTTCATTTATTAATTGTTCATTTTGTAATCCTGTCTTTGCCATTATTAATTTTTAACTAAACTAAATGTAGTATCATTATCAAAGTATTCAACACTTCCGTTATTATCTATCTTAAATTCTATTTTATAAACTCTATTAGCTTCCCAATTTGAAAAATTAACTTTTATGTAATTTCCATTAGAATCACAACTAACTTTAGAATAATCACTAAATGGAATTATAACATCATTTGATGCATAATCTCTTATTTGATAATATGTTGTGGATGGTAAATATTTTGAAGTTAAATATTCAAATGTATTTGAAAATGTTTTTAGTGGATATAACTCTCTACCAAATACTTGTATTTTTGCAGTAGTACCTACCTTATATTCTTTTTTTAAATTAGTTACACCAACTTTAATATCATTTGCAGTTAGTGCTAATAATGAACCAGTAGAAAATACCGAATCATTCCAACCTATTCTTATTTTTGGTTGATATATTGTATGAGTTTCTTTACTAAAGAATTTTAAAATTCCATAGTCTGCAGTATCGCTTTCGTTTGTTGTTGAGTATTTTAAAATAATACCATCATTTATTACAGAACCACTTATGAAAGCTCTTAAAATTGATATTACATTCATATTAATATCAGATGTTTGATAACTAAACGTTTGAGATGCTCCATAGCTTGTGTACCACGTACCCCCAACACCATTATTAATACTTGCCGTTGTTCCTGTTTGAAAATTATTTTGTAGCCACTCTAATGAACTATCACCCTCTCTATAATTCCAAGTTACACCTTGCGTTGATATATTATCAAATCGAGTACCAGTACCCATTTCCCAACTTCCAGAAATTGGATTTGCATATATAGTATATTCTAATGGAATTTCTTCACTTTTAGTTTCTCTTAGTATTAATTCGGCTGAACTCATTGAAATACTATTATTAGAAATTGATGCTGATATATATCCTACATCAAATTTAAGTAGAGCATGGGATACATCTTTAATGTTTCCATAATATACTTTACTTATTTCCAATATCTCATCTAAACCAGTATTTTGATTTGGCTGTTGTAAGTAAACCGATGCATCTTTTGATGCTGTTAAAAAATAGTATGCCATTATTTTACTCTGCCTTTTATGTCTGCATCAGGAAACTTAATTTCAAAAATTGAAGGGTCTAATGATGGATATACAATCTTATCTTTAGTTGCCGCATTTATATTATATGAATTTGAAGAATACTTTCCAGAACATTTGTTTGTTATTATAACTTTTGGAACTGATGAAACTCCTTCAACATTAGCTAATAGTAATTCAATTTCGCTTAAATTTATAGTTTGATTAAAAGACATATTATTAATATTAAAATAATCTTTTAAATCAATTATACATTTAGTCAATACTTCACTTTTATTATAATTTCCAAAAACAACTATTTCAAAATCAATACCAATATTAATAATAAATCCATCATTAATATTAATACCATCTGTCAATAATCTGTATTCGTTTAAATATGTTTTAAGATTTTCTTTAACTGCTCTATTAAGATTAGTAAGATTACCATTAATATCATATCCTAACAAATATAAATTTATTGCAAATGGGTTATTTTTTTCATTTTCATTTGCTGTTTTACCAATTAAAAATTTAGTAATATCTGCTCTTACAGTCCCTTCTGTTGGTTCTTGTGAATCCGGCTTATTAACAAATCCCATAACCAAATCTGTAAACTCTTGTAAATGGTTGGGTGATGCTAATATTGATGCTGGCGAATTATTATCTAAAGTACCATCTGCTACAGCGTAAGCTTTAGCAATACCACCATATTTTGAAGGTAATGATAATACTCTAATTTGATAATCTTTTGCTGTTACAGCTCTATTCTGAGCTCCAAAGTTTGCTAATGCATTTTCTCTAATTTCTTCTAATGTTTCACCATTTCTACCTCCAGTAGCTGGTATTTCATTATCAACAGCTACGGAATTTTTTATAGTATTATATGTTGTTCTATCAGCACTATTAAATGATGTAGTATCATCATCAAATTCTATTCCTGTTATTTTTGTTAATTGGCCTTGTGATATATTAGATGTAACACCACCACCAACATAATACTTTACAGTTATTGTTGTATTTGATGGAGATGTACCATATGTTTTTGTTTTTAAAAAGTTTGTTGGGTCAAATGATTCATCCAATCTACTAATAGAATTTGGTAATCCCAATCCAACATTTTTTAAATTAGGAATTAATTGCTCATCAGATGCTGTTGGGTCACCAGCTCCAAATTGAATAGTAGTTGTACTATCTTGATTTATTTTAGTAGTAAATCTTTTTGGAGTCTTAATTGTTTTTAAAATATATGGTACTGTTGATTTAAATTGATATAAATCTTGGTCATTTGCTTCCGTATTTGGATAATCTATAAATACCATTTCCTGCGCTAAATAAGGAACTTCATAATATTTGTTACCATTTGAATCTCTAACATCATATATAGAAATTATATCAGTATCTGGTAAATCTATTTTTTGAAAAGATTCATAATCGCCAAAAGATACCTCTTTTTGTTTTACAACAGCAGAAATTACTTGTACATATTTTTTAACTAAATAAAATAAAGGTTCTCCAGTATTAGCATCTCTTTCATAGACAGTTATTTCTCTATCCATTGCATCTTCAAAATCAACAAGATTAGTTGTTCTGAAATCAATACCATTTGCCGATTGTACTGACATACCTTCTTTAATCCTTAAATAAAATTTTGAATCAGCTTTATTATTTACACCAGTTCCTATTGATGGTACTAATTGATATATAGATAATGTAGATATTGCAGGTGATGTTACTTTTGGTTTATACCCTAAAAATTGAGCCAATGCCAACATACTTTTTTCATCTTCTGCATATGGCATTAATGATTCTTTTAAAGTATCATCTATATAATATCCAAGCACATCACCAATATAAGATGCCATTTCAATAAACATCATACCAGGTGAAGTTTCATTAAAATCAGAATATGTTTTTGGAAAATATGTTTTAGAAAACTCAATTAAGTTAGCTCTAAAGCTAGCAAAGTCTTTATTAAGATACTTTATATCCTTTCCTTTATTTTTAAAATTTTTATTTATTGTGTTTATTGCCATAATGATTACGCTTGAATGTTAAATGATACAGTTTCTAAATTAACATTGTTTTCTATTCTAAATTTTAAAGAAACATTTAATTTATTATTATCTTTAAATTCATTTGTTTGCTGTATTGATATATCCTCAATAGATACAAATGGTAACCAAGTTTCCATTGAACTATTTATTGTATTTTCTATTTTTTCAGCCAAATCATCATCGTTCATTTCAAATAATAATTCCTGCATACCACTACCTAAATTTGGTTGCATTAATCTTTCATATTTTTTAGTAAGTAATAGATTTTTTATATTTGATTTAGTTTGTTCAATTGTAGTAAATGATTGGTTAAATGCGGTATTACCAATTTGTATGGGCAGTGTTATACCAATAGCATAATCATTATACTTTTGTGTATCTTTTACTAATTTACTACCTAATACAATTGCCATTACTTCTTTTTAAATCTTTTTACAAGTTCTGAATAATCTCTATTCAGAGCTTTATCTATTTCAGCTACTCCAGTATTTACACCTAATCCAGTTGGTTGAGGTCCTTTTGCAACATCACCATATCCCATTTTTTCAGCAATTGCAGTTCTACCTACAATTGAACCCATATCACCTTGTCCAAAATTCATTGTTCTGAATCCACCATCACCCTGTGGAATACCACCTCTTGTCTCATTAAGAATTTGGTTAATGATTGGGTTTTTGCTGTATTGCTTTGCCGGTACTTCCTTTTGAACTACTGATTCTGTAATAGTATCTTCTCCCAATATAGCCTTAGCCATTGAGATACTCTTTGATACTGGTTTTGGTGCTATTTTTGTTTCAGATAGCATTTTTTTCATTTCAGCCTTCACACCTTCCTTAATTAAAGCAGGTAATTGCTCTTTAAGCTCCTCTTTAATAAGAATTTGAATGGCTTCTAATAGTTTATCCATGTCCATAATATTCTATTGTTTGTTTGTTATGTTTATAAATATTTAAATTAAGTATTTTTGAGTTTATACTGAAAATAGTGTAGATTCTTCTTTTCTTCTCCTAACTAAGCCAGGATATATCTTACCGCTTTGAGAACCCTTTACAGGCCCATTTAATAATCCCATAGCTGCAGCAGGGTAATCTTTATTTCTAATAGCTCCTGCTATTGATGTCCATAAACTTCCACAATTATAAACAAAACTCATACATGCTGCTTTTTGCTTATTATTTAATGCATTAAAATCTGCTAAAGATATTTTACGAGGTCCAGTACCTATTAATCTTGGTAAATATGATACAGACACCTCATATTGTAATACTTTTAAAGCTTCTGCAAGAGTAGTAGTATCTCCATATTTAACATTTCTAATTCTACCATTATCATATATTTTATCTGAACCAAACCCCAATCTTGGTGTTCCTTCATCTTCAACAGCATGGTTTATAAAACCCTCATGTTTACCAATAAATTTTGCAGCAAGTGTTACCCAATCTGCATTAAAATCTAAAGAACCCAAATCCACTGCAACGGAAATTACATCAGTTCTACCAGAATTAAATCCACCACCTTTTGGAGCTGGTGGGAAATATTGTGCAACATCTTCTTGAGTTGCATTTTCAAATCCAGTTGCATCAACTGGGAGTTGGTTAATATCTATTGCACCTTCTTGTATAGTTTCTTGAGTTTCTTGTACAGGTTTTTGATAAGTTTCACCATCAGGAAAATCTAATGATACTTTTACTGATATTGGTGCTGGGTCTATGAAATAACCTGTCCAATTTAATACGCCAGGACCAGGGGTTGCAAATGGTGGATATAATGAATTTGTAATAATAAATCCGGTAATTGTTGGCAAATGTGATTGTGCGTAGAATATAAAAATATCAATTAATGTTTTTGGTGTTCCTGTTGGTGGTATTAGAAACGCCGGCTTCCATACACCAGGAGTTAATACTATATTATTATAAACACCAATATTACTAATAGAACCTGGTGCAGGTAATATTGGTATTGGAAACTCATTTAATATAGCACCTCCCCAATAAGCTAATACGCCTGCTCCCATAGCTCCTACTAAATCATATGCAATTACTGAAGTTTGTCCTTGTAACAATGCAAATTTAAATAAATTTTCCATCATTTCAATATTACCCTTCTTAATACTAGCCATACTAATAATATCCATTCCTCTTTTCATGCAAGCATCATATTCTTGAGCATATGTTTTAGCAACTAAATCTATATCACCAATAGCATCTGGATTTTCGCTTAATCTAACTATATTTTCCTTAAATGTTATCCAAGACATTTTACGATAGTTGAGTTCTTTGACTTAAGATACTATTCAATTTTGATTTAATCATACCAAAATCGGGAGAATTTACAGGTCCTATTGCGGAGGGGCCTGATGGTGTTAGGAATTGCATTGCCCCAATTACATCTATTAATTCAGATAATATATCTACCAATTGTTGTCCTTTTACCATTGGTTCTAAATCAGTGCTACCAAAAAACATTGTACCATTTCCAGTTACAAAATTGATATCCCTATCATTTGTTATGATGTTAATATTATCACCAACACTTATATCAATTCCACCTTGGTTATCAATTGACATGGAGCCATCTGAAATAAACCCATAATTTTTTTTAGAATAGAATATCATTTCACCACTTTTTGCAGATAATATTATTCTTCCAGAATTTAAAAGTAATTGGTCTCCAATCAACTTAGATGGATAATCTTCAAATGATTCTGGTTTTGTTTTAAAATTTCCAGTACCCTTATCATCTACTATACCAGGAATAAATCCTAATTGGTGTTCTCCTGATGTTAAAGCTATTATAGTTCCATCTTTATTAACATCTTCTTCAATATTAACATTTTGGTCTTTTTTTCTATTATCGGAAGCTTCTGAATTTCTAATTATTAAAGTTGGTGCGAATTTATTATTAGAATTATTAAATGCTGAGAATCTTATTGATTGTCCAAATCTAGATTGTATTAAAGAATCTCCTTCATATAATTTTAATTTATGAATATTTTCTTGTGGATTATAATATTTACCAAATCCACTATATAAACTTGAATTATCTTTATTTGATTTTGCTATACCTGTAAATGATACACTCTTATAATCATTTGATTTATTTGTAGATTCTTTTTTTTCAGGAAATTTAATTGATATTAAATTTGAATTTGCAGATACAGATGGGTTTGATTCATTTCCTATTCTACTATAAGTATATTCCCCAGTTGCAACTTCATGTATTTCAACTATTTCATTTTTTAAAGGAATATTTATAAAATTTTTATCAAATGGATGAGCTATTGGTAAATTAGACACATCTGCAGAAAGATTACTTGGGTCTCTAAATTTTATAGAACCTACATATGCGCTACCAGCTTTACTTTGTTTAGATATTGTATGAGATTCATCTAAACAAATATCATATACAATTCCTAATTTTTTAGTTAAACTTCCTACTTTAATTGGCGATGCTGCATTTGATAAAACTATCCTAGCTGAACTTAAACCTGACATACTATTTCATTTTTTGTTTTAACTCATCCAATTCAAATTCTAAATCATCAACTCTTTCAACTTGCTCTTTAGTTTCCTCCAAATCTTTAAGTAATTGTTCTTTCTCAAATGCTGATAAAAATCCTTCTTGTCCTTCGGTTTTCTTTTCAGATGCTATAATTTTAGTTGCTATTGTTGCTAATTTAACCAATTGGTCATCGTTTCTAACTGAGCTATCAATCAGTCCACCAATTACAGGACCTAAAGTTCCCATATCACCTGCGTGTCTAACCATTTTCTTTAGTTCCTCAATTAAAGCACTAATCTTTGTTTTTTTAGAAACTTGGTTGTTATAGATATCCTCAAAAAGACCACTTAATGATTTACCTTTGAATAATTCAAATTCTGTTGACATATTAATATATTTACATTTTGTATGCATATAAATATGATTCTATTAAAATGTTGAAATTAAATTGGGATTACTTCAATTGTAATCTTTGGTTGATATCCTTTTGGTAATTGTCTATTAATGCCCTTAAATTCGTTTACCTTACCTTTAAAGTAAGTTATTTGTAATATCTTATCAGTTAGATTCATTACAGTTTGAGATGATGTAGACATTTCTTCCGTATCTCTTTTCATATTCAATTGAGGTTTCTTTGGAAAGTATTCTTTTCTCATAGCCTGTGCTATTTCTTTCCAATCTTCTACTGTATCAACCGATTTCTCTGCTGATATCTTTCTCATTTTTGAACTTAGATATTTTTCACCATGTGTGTATCCAGCATCGGTAAACATATGTCCGTGGTTTGTACGAACAACAGGTGATTCGGAGTTTTGAAGTTTAACATCAGCCTTATGCTTTGATGTAGTTTCAATACTAACCATATGTTTTGGAGATGATACAAATGTATGACCTTTAAGAGATAATCCACTCTTGCCCTTATATGATAGTGCAGCTCGTACTGCATCCATTAGATTGGGTTGTTTAATGATATTTCTCATCTTATCACCATCAGGTCCCGGCTTTCCAGCTTTCTTTACAAGCTTAGCTTCAGCTTCATCGTGTCCAACTAATAGTGCTGAGTTTACAACACCTATTCCATTTTCGTTTAAACCCTCACTCCAATCAGTTATTAAATCGTGCAAATATGCAACTTCCACACCATCAATAATAGTGTGTACAATTTCTAAAGATGGATTATAAGCTCTATCTCTATTTTTAGCTAGAATAAACTTATCTTTAATTTCTTTAGATACGATTATGCACTCTGAAAGTTTCATTTAGAATCCTATTGAAATTACATCACCATCTGCTTCAACCCAACGAATTTTTAATGCTAATAATTTTTTAAGAGTATCAGCTCCAAAACGATAACCAGTTCCAAAATTACCTCTTGCTGGTATATCCACAACCATTCCGTGAATACCAGAAAAAATTTGAGAATGGTCTGCACCAATTACTTTTTGAAATGCCACAACCTGTTTTTGTTGAATAGGTTTTAATTCTTTGAATTTTACTTCAGAAGCTTCGTTTAATTGAGTAAGCTTTATCATCTTATTTCTTTAATTTAATTTTCCAATAAACACCACCTTTAACGTATGGAGTGAATCCACCATTTGTACCATCGGTTGTTTGATTAGTAACACCTAGACCTAATTGGTATATCTTATCTTTCTTAGTATTGATTAAAACACCAGCTCCTACTGAACTTACAAAATCTGCTTTGTTGAATCCACCCTCTAAACCATAAAATAATTTAGTCTTAGGTAATTCTTTTACAATTGTAGTTTCTTTGATAGTTCTTTGCTTAACACTTGCGTTGAAAGTTCTACCTAAGATTTTGTTTTGTGAGATAGTATCATTTAAAGCAACAATACCTAATGAATCAGGTAAAACTAATGTATCTTTGTATAATACTTTTGAGTAATAGTCTTTTAATAAAGCCATAGTATCAATAACCGCTGGAATGATTACTTCTTTCTCTACGATTGTTTCATGGTAGATATCTTCACCTTTTTTAGTTACCACTTTAGTTTTAACGATATCAATAGTATCAATATCGTGCTTAATTACTTCATATGCTTTACCAGCTATGAATACTTTCTTACCTGGCATAACTCCACCTGGGTTAAACCACTCCAATAAAACGAATATAATCAATGCTGCGATTGCTATATTCTTAAAGTTCAACAATTTTTTCATAATGTATTTGATTTGTGTGTATAAATATTGATTTATTCTAAAATATCATTTTTGACCCGATTTGGATATTATTTAATAGGGAAAAACTATCACCAAAGGACATTGCCGCTTTATAAGATGCTGAAAATCCGAATCTTTTACTTAATTTGTAATCATATCCCAATCCTACCATTGCTCCCGGTATTCTACTTACAGTACTTCCACCAGTCACAGTATTCCAAGCTAATGGGGATTGCATTACAAATACTTGCGGAGTTAGGGTTACTTTTCTACTATAAGGAAATGGTTTCATCCAAAATCCTACCAAAGATGAACTTAAACTAACATCATATCCACCACTTACTGCGTTTTGCATCATTAAAGTAATTATACCAACATTATATCCAAATGTTCCGTATTTAGGGTGAGGTTTAATCCAAGTGTATCCGTTAAGATTCATTAGAGTTCCTTTAAGGTAGGCAAATGTAGTTCCGTATGAATGTATTGCGTTTAATTGTCCGTTCTCAAAATCCATCTTTGTAATACCACCTGATAGTGCAAATTGGTTTAGGGTACTCCAAATAAGTGCGGTAGCTGAATATGATTTATCTCCCATTAACGATGATTTAGATACACCCACACTCATCATTACAGCGTAGTTACCTTCATTATCTTCCGTACCAGCCAAATCACTAGCTAACATCATTGGATTAGCTACTGCTTTCTTTTTTTCCTCTTTTTTCTTTTCTTCCTTCTTCTCCTCTTTTTTCTCGTCTTTCTTTTCTTCTTTAGACTCTTCTTTTTTCTCCTCTTTAGACTCTTCCTTCTTTTCTTCTTTTTTGCTTTCCGATTTAGTTTCTTCTTTCTTTTCTTCAGTCTTGCTTTCCGATTTACTCTCCGATTTTGATTCAGATTTGGTTTCAGTTTTTGTCTCCGTTTTAGTTTCAGTCTTTGTTTCCGTAGATGAAGATGAACCACTACCAGAACTACTTCCAGAACCTCCAGAACTACTGCTTCCTGATGAGGAAGCTGGTGGTGGAGTAGAACTACTACTTGATGCCGGTGGAGGGGCTGATGCCGTTGGTGGAGGTGCCGTTGGTGGTGGTGGAATTGCCGCAGTTGCTGATGAACTAGCTGCCGCTGATGCCGATGAACTAGCCGCACCACTAGCAGATGAACTTGCTGATTTTGCTGCCGCATCTGCCGCTGCTTTTGCTGCCGCATCTGCCGCTGCTTTTGCTGCTGCATCAGCTGCTGCTTGTGCCGCTGCGGCTGCTGCAGCTGCTGCCGCTTGAGATACTGTGTTTTGTACCGTTTGTTGAACTACTACATTCGTAGGACATGCTAATGTGTTAAAAGCTGCGTAAGTTGCTGTAATCCAAACCTGTACTGCTCCAGCCATTACTTCGGTTGGTGAGAATACTCGTATTTGATTGTAGAATGATACAGTTGCAAATCCGTTTACCATTGTTGTAGTGGCTACCTTAATTTCACCAGTACATTTGTCCTTATAAGTTTGTGTATAAGTTTGCCCCATTGCTATTTGGCAAAACATTACTAAAAGAAATCCTAATATGTATTTTTTCATTAAAAATTATTCAACCCAATACCCAATTGTGAATAACCTCTTATTGGGTCAGTATCAAATTTCAAAGTAAAGAATTTGAAATCTCTAACTGCACCAAATTTAATTGTTGTAAAATTTATATTTGATTTAGGAAATGAAATACCACCAATAGCATCTCTGCCCTGATATCTTTGAATCTCATTACCAAACCCTATCATTGTATGTATTCCTAATTTGTTAAATCTCTTACCAGCTCCTAAATAAAAAGTATGTTCTTTTGTGAATATCTCTTTACTAACAGGGAAATCTGCAATAGCAAGATTGCCATTTGGATAATAATCATTTCTATCTATATCATAAGTCATTACATAATCCATAATGAAATATCCTTTCTTACCACCAATAGTTCCCCAAAATGCAGCTTGTCTATTATTTGTTTTACCAATACCAATAGTAAATTTTATAGGTTTTACTACAATGGTATCTCTCCTTCCATTTTCATAAATACGAACTACACTTCTTTGTCTCCATCCATAATTATCATACCAAATGTAAGGATAAGGTTGATACCATCCCCATATACCATATTGTAAACCATAAGGATTGTATGTTGTAGGTCTATATCGTCTTGTTAGTGGTTGTCCTTCAAAGTTATCACCTGGTCTAATAGGTGCAGTTTGTGTTCTCCACTTACTTACATCATTTTGTTGTTGTGGTATGGATGGTTGAACTCTTGTTTGAGTTGATTGTGATGTTTGTGCTGATTGAGGGGTTGTTGTTCTCCAGCTACTAACTTGTGAGAAAGCTAGTGTTGGTAATAATACCAATAAGAATAATATATTTTTCATAGTGCTATCTTTGGTATAAATATAACTTACCGTCATAATCTACCAAAATGGCACTCATATT